GTAGTTGTATTGTTTAGTATAGATGAATCTGTATCATCAATTAAACCTGTAAGTTTAGAATGTCTAAACGAAGTATTAAATTCTTGCAAGTCACTTGAATTGTAATTAGAAATTGTTGTTGCAATCAAAGAAGCCAATTCATCTTTAGTGGATGTTGTTGATGTTGAATCATAATTAAATGAAACATTTAAAATTAAATAAGTTGTTTCTGGGTCTACAACCACTGGTGTAATTGAAGCAACTTTGAATGGAGCAAATGCTGCAACCAAGTTACTCTTTTGTACAGTTGTTAAATTTTCACCTGTGGTAGATTTAATTGAAATAAACACCTTACCATATTCTGGGTTAGATGATACACCTGTACTTGTATCATAACTACCATCTTCTCCACCCCAAACAGAAACTGCTTGAGTATTTGCAAATAATTTTTTAGTATAAGTTTTATAATCATCTACTGTTACACATCTTCCTTGTGCTGCATAGTCTAATGGAGCATTAAGTTTTATTGATTGTATTGTTTCTGGGTTTGAACCTCCTGTCGCATTCGCAACAGTTGTTACTGTAATACCTGTGACACCATCAATACTTGAAGGCGAACTAAAAGATGAAGCACCATTTGCAAGTGTTCTATTTGTAACTACATATTGTAGTTGTACAATATTACCATCCGATAAAGCTTTACTTACTGTGCCATCACCAAAATAAACTTCATATAAACCACTATCAGTTTCTTGTAAATAATAAACTGTGCTTGCTGATGTAAGTTGTGTTATATCTGTTGCTTTAGTGTAAGTTGTAGTTGTAGTATCAGATGATGAGTTTTGTACTTTAACTGTAAGTGTTGAAGTGTCTGCACGAGCATCGGTTAATAAAAATCTTTGGTCTACATCAGAAGTATCTACTGTATAAGATGATGTAACATAAGTACCTTCATAAATTTTAATACTATCAAAAGGAACAGAAGTGCCTGTATTACTTGCAGTCACATCTGCAATCGTAACAAACTGATAATCTGTGCCATCTATATTAGTTGTAAAGGTTGTACCTGATGACATTGTTTTAGTTGTAGCATCTGTAGATAAACTTATATTGATTGTTGCATAGGGTGCTCTTGATGATGTTGTTTCATATCCCAATGACTTGGCATGAGATACTACACTTGAACGAAGTGATGCACTATCTAAGAACATTTCATTTGCCAACATATTAGCATTAAATCCTAAGTAGTGAGTATTATATGCTAGAGTATCTAACAATATATTCATACCAGAACCTTCAAAGTCATAGTCCTTAAATTCTGTTTGTGCCTTTAAAAATGTTTTAAGATTAGTTTTAACATTATCAAAGTCTAATTCTGTTACTCTTAGTCTTTTATCTTTTGTTGCCATTATCTTATTCTCTCTAACATGACTGATAAGTCTACTAGTTCTGTGGGTGCGTTAACTACATAAAATTCTATTGTCACATTGTAGATATTTCTATCAAAGTCTGGTAGAGCTCTAACTGATACTAAACGACATCTTGGTTCAAAGTTTTGTATGACATCTTCTATCTTTCTCGCTAATACTGCAGCAACTATAGGTGACATGTTTTCAAATAACATATCTCTAATTCCACCAGCTATCTCTGGGTGAAATGGTTTTTCAAATTCATTTAAATTTATAAGATTTCTTAACGACCTTTTAACTGCTTGAATATCAGTCACTTTATTGACATCAGAACCTACAGTTTTCTTAGTAAAGAATAAATCTAAATCAGAATATTGTCTAACATTACGACTGATATCATTTTGAGCTTGTGCATCTTTATATGCCGACATTGGAAACCCCTAGTTATTTAATTATTATTTATAAGAGATTATCCGACTGATATTGTAAAATTACCTAAAGATGCCAAAGTGTCTTTTGTTTCTCCAGCAGTTGCTAGTACAACATCTTTAGATTGAGTTAGTGCTTCACCTGCACTAGTCAAAGAAATATTGTCTAATGAACATACATCTACATTTGTTAAATCTAAAGAATCTAAATCTATTGCACTTCCAAACTGTGTTTTAAGTGTTGCTAATTTTTCTACATATTGTGCTGAACCTGCTGTAAGATTATTTAATGCTTTGAGTTCTGCCTGCATATTAATATTAGGAACATCTGGTAATGGTGGTAACATACCAGTTATACTATTTGCAAGTGGTGTTAAACTTGTTTCTATATCACCTATAATAGAGGATGCATCTAAATCTATTGCACCATCTATTTTATTTAATGCCTGATTTGATAGATTATCAACCTCACCTAACACAGAATCAAATGATGACCCTGCTCCACACAAATCTGGTACTTTTAATTTATTTGCTATTGACATATTTTTCTCCTATGCAACAGGTGCATTTGTATTTACTTGTGAATCCCCAGCACTATCAGCACCTTGTGAATGTACATGAGTTGTGAGTTCAATAGTATTAGCAGTAACTTCTTGTGTGGTTGTAATTGTACTACCTGAACCAGAAAGATTAATCGTGCTTCCACTACCAGCAAATATCATTGAACCTACTGCCTCTGATTTAATATTTATTTTTGTTTGAGATTTAACTGCCATATCACCACCAGAAATTATTGATACTTTTCCAACACTTAATAATCCTATATTAGATAATGCTGTTATTCTTACATTCTTAGATACAGATTGTAAACTCATTTCACCAACGGATGTAATGTAATGGTCACCGCCAACAGTTGTTCCAAAGTTACCTCCAACATTCAAATCAAAATCTCTACTCTGTGCATCACTAGATGTACCAATTGCACCTTTAACTGCACCAGAAATATTATATGAATGATTACCTAATACTGCTTGTTCTAAGTTTTGATTAATCTTAACTTGTTCACTTCCATGTATTTTTCTTGTGTACTTTCCACCAACTTCTAATATATAATCTCCAGCAATAAAATCTCTCCTAGTTCCATAAGTAGTTAAGTTAACATTTCCTTGAATAAAAACATTTGAACCACCTACTACACATTCAAAATTATCACCGACTACCTTAACTGACTTTGAACCACCTGCAACTATCTCCTCATAGGTACCTGACTTATGTTGTCTTAATAATCTTTCTCCACCAGGTGTATCATCTATTTCTGATACATGACCTGCTTCAGATTCGTGTACATGATTGAAAGGATATGCACCTGTAGATGTACCTGTGGTTTCTACACCTCTAGGGTTAGGTTCACTAAATTTAGGATTTTCTTCTTTACTTGTATCTGTGGAAACTGATGGTATGTTTGGTTTTGAAGCTGCAACAATATCTTTAAATATATTTGTTCTTCTGTCAATTAAAAGTTTATGAGTTTCACCATCTTCACCTCTTGCAAGTCTAGATACATCTGATTCATTAAGTCCATGATTAGAATGTGAAATCGTACCAGGGTATTTTCCACTAGGGTCATTAAATCCTGTGGATGAATCAGCAGCATATGCTGGAACACCAGGTAAAGAACCCATGATGATTGGTTGTTGTTTTTCATTTGCATCACGAAAGAATCCGACTACCCAAGTGCCTTCTGTAAGAAATGTTGGTGAAGTACCAAGTCCTTGCATTGCAGGGTCGGTTACAGGCATCATGACATGAGCCCATGGTAAATCTTCTGATGGGATATCGTTTAAATCTTCTGTGTGGTATCCTAAACAACGGACTTGTACTCTACCAAGTTTTGCAGGGTCATTACGATTTTCTACAACACCAGTAAACCATACAAAGCCATCGAGGCCCATGAAATAGTTTTCGTTCATAGAAACTATTTATAAGATAAAGCTGAAATGATAGTGAATATAGTAAAGTAGTAAATCAGAATATAATCTTTATTTAAAAGACCGAAGTCACTTAGTATTGCAACGACACATATGAATATGACATATGATATAACAACAAGAGCTATGGTTGTTGTTATTACTTTTAACATTAAGTATTCCGATAGTCTAGGTAGATATTTCCAGCAAGAACAATTCTTTCATCTGACATTCCTATTGCATGTGGTACTTCATGTATGACATGGCCAGGGAAGATAACTATCTCATCTGGTTTAGGATGTACTCTCAATTTTGCTTGTGGAAAATATAAGGGTGGGGCATTGTTGGGTACTTGTATATAATAAACCCAAGACCACAATGCAGGGCCATGGGTATGGGGTTTGGTAAAATCACTCTCGTTATAGATTGCACCCCAACAATCAAAAGTAAAAAATTTATCAAGAGTTCCTTTCTGGTCTTTGACTTGTATACTTTTTATAATGTCTATTGCTTTATTTGCAACATCATTTATGATTGAATGTTTTTTGTGTAAAAAATAATTAGTCATGTATGCTTGTACATTTGACTTTCTTTCTTCTTCGTATTTGTGAGAGCGAATGATGTCTGCCATGTCTTTATGTAAGTGGTGTAAAGATAGTGGTCTGCGTATCACTCGCTCCTTTTTTACGAATGTGTGAAATTCATCTTCGGTTTGAAGATTCTTCGATAGTTCTTTTAAAGACATTTATATTCCTAGAAATTCATCATTTGGTATTTCACTTTTTTGAATATTCTCTTGTTCTAATTTTAGTTTCATCATTGCTTTACACTCTTGCATATCTTCATTGATTGCTCGAATATCATCTAGCATATTAGACAAAACAAAATATAGAT